GCTTTCTCAATAGGACTAAGGTTAGGGTTATTGTATGATTCTAGGAATGGATTTAGCGTTTCTTCCACTCCTTTAATCTGATACGATTTACCTAGGGTGATCGCAGCTTCAATAGACTTGGCAGACGCTTTATTGTAAGCATCAACTTTCTTCTGCTCTTTTTTAACCTCACCGTAGTTCTGAATAGCCCCTCCGATACTTTGCCCTAGCCCAGCAATTCCCTGTGCTTGCATTCTAGCGGCATCAGCAAATCCACCGAAATCTAGTTTGAATGACTCAGGGTTGATTCCTGAACCTAGCATTTGTCCTTTTCCGTAAGCTGCCATATTATTTAATTAGGTTGTAATAAACTGCTTTGAATCCGTTAATTTCCTCAACAGCTTCAGGAAACACTTCCTCAACTTCTTGAGCCATAACACCCATGTGAGTAACATCGTCTCCTTTATATTTGTAGGTATAGACTGGTAAACCAGCGTCTGTCATACCAACTTTCTTGATGTCAGTTTTTAATCTGCGATCTGACAACATAGCTAATGTGCCTGCAGCGCCAGCAGCTTGCCCAAGTGAACTCATAATCCCAGCTTGTTGCGCAGCTTTTGCCTGTGCATTTGCAGTAGCGGCGGCAAGTTGATTAGAGCGTTGCGCTGCTCCAAGGTTAAGTCCAACAGACGTATCAAACAACTGTGGTGTTCCTGCGCCAATTGCGCCAAGACCCGTGTTGATAAATTGTTGACCTTGTTGATACGACAATGGTGCATTGCTAAGTAAACTGAGACCTGGTTGAGTGTAGAATCCTTGTGCGACATTATAGGCATTCTGCCCTGCTTGTGCTGCCTCGGCACGTTTGCGAGCAAATACATCTTCGCGCCCCATAACTTCAGAAGCGATAGCTGCATTGCCACCTAGTCTCCCAGCTGCTGCAGCCGCTTCACGGGCTGTTTGCTGGTATCCACGCTGTTCTTGTGGGCTAATCATCTGAGACGCTGCTAATGCCCGTTGTGCTTCAGTATTGAAGTTCTGCACCACGCCAGCTTGTTCTGGAGACAACGCTTGCATTAACCCACGGGTCAATCCTGCTTGTCCAGTCATCTGACCTAGTTCTGCTTGGCGAGCTTCACCTAGCCCCATACCAGCTTGTTGTGCTGCTTGATTGCTAAGACCAAAGATTCCTTGTTGTCCACCTGCGCCAGTCAAAAATGATTGGATGTCGCCAAGGTTTAATCCTTGGAATTGTGGACGGAATTGTTGCTCTTGCAAGAAAATTTGCGGCAAAGATTCTGACATTCCTGAAACGTAACTGCTAATGTCTTTAGCAATATCCATTTTTGGAGCTTTGACTTTTGGCGTTGATCCCGCAATTCCTGGTATTAATCCCATAATTTATCGTAGTTTAGAGTAAAAGGCTTTCATGCTCAACAAGCGATTGCGACTTGATTGTTTGAAGTCGCGCCGAAAAGCGATGTATTTGTATTTGTTTTTAAAAGGTTTAAGCGCATCCAACATGTTTCCACAACACATAGTAACGTAAAGTGTATCCGATTCTTCAAACGTAACAGCTTCTTCAAGATTCTTGCTGCTGGCGTGGAATCCCATAGCGAAAGCATATGGAGTAGAAACAACAATGCCATGACACAAATGCCAACCAATAAGGCTTTGAATGTCGATGTTGTTTGATTCATAAAGGTTAAGAACTATGGTGAGGTGTGGATTCATCCAATGATTGCTACGCTATTGCACTCAGCATCAATCGCAGTGCTAGACGTATTGACGGTCAAGATTCGTGCGCATTGTGCGTTGTATGGAGAGCCAGATAGAATGTCATTACCAGAAGTTGTTGCAAAAGCTTTAGCCTCACTACAAGTTCCTAGCACGGAAAAGTTTGCATTTGGCAGAGCCACAGAGAAATTGGCAACATAGTAACCGTCTGCTGGTGAATCGCTTGTTGATGGAGGAATAACTGGACTAGGGGCAGCAGCGGAAACGCATGAGATATTGCCACTAGATTTAATTTCCTTCCTCAATAATGTTACTGTTCCAGTTCCAGTTGCAGACGCTGCACTTGTTACTGTGAAGATGTTTGCATCGGTAACTGTAGCTACTTGATAAAGTCCATCTGGAGCAACTGTTCCAGTTCCGACAGTGAAATCAATAAAAACAAGGTTTCCAGCAATCAATCCATGTCCAGTTACTGTAACCGTAACAGTTGTTCCAGATCTAGAGAATGTTCCAGCAAGGTCTGCATTTGCAGTTGCATCAAAATTAGCCCATGCTCTCACGCCGTAAACTGGAGCAGTGCCAGTCTGCGCTCCACTGAGCTTAGGTGCTGTCACATTGGCATCCAGAATCTTGGCAGTAGTCACGTTAGCATCAAGGATGTTGGCAGTTGCCACAGTAATCCCTACTGGTAATGCCTCCGATGCTAGCTTGGACAGCGAGATTGCAGCAGTTGCGCCAATCTTCACATTGGTAATAACTCCAGCCGCAATAGCGTTAGCAGTAACCGCATCAACACCCATCTCATTTGATGTGATCCCAGATGTTGCCACTTTAATTTGACCCGAACCGTTTAATGCAAGGGTTCCATTGGCTAATGCAGAAGAAATAAATTCAGTCTGGTCGATGATATTGTTCATCAACGTGCTGGTAATAACCTCGTTGTTTGCAAAAGTGTGCGTTGTATTTACTACTCCCATATTATTTTTGTGAGATGATTTGTCGGTTTGTCACAGAGCCTGTAACTTTTATAGACGTGATTTTAGGGGAACCGATTGTCCGTGTCAAGGTTAGCGTTCCCAGATAGCCTCTGATACCTCCAAGACGGAAGCGAATGTTGCCAGTCTCGTCCTCGTTGGTAGATCCTGTGCCAAGCACTACGCCATCAAGAAACATAGTTGTCGTTCCGATGCTCTGATTGTTGTCTGGATCTTCTGCTGCGAAGGAAATATCATACTCGCCTAGACCACCATCGACACATTGCATGGTGATTTGCCCATCTGTGAAGCGTTTACGGTCAAGATTGCCCAGCGCATAGCCTCTAGTTGTCAAAGATGACTGAATTGGGAAGTCGGTTACTTCGCCAGCAGACACTAAGCTATCGTTAGATATCTCTCTCACCTCTAATTCATGCACTCCACCCAGGGATGTCACGGCATAAATGCTGTTTCGCTCGGATGCGCTGCCAATAATTAGGTTTTTGATGATAAAATCACCAGCACCGAACGTATCTATAGACTCCCATCCTTTGTTTAGGAAGTTAAAGATCAAGATCGTGTTGTTTCCAATAGCATCGTTAGCTCCTGCAATGGAATCTAAGGCTACAGCAAGGTAATATCGGTTATTGAACAGAGTTCCAACCGCCTCAGCAGCTAGATTCTTGTTGATTCTGTCAATATACGGCTGGATGTTTTTAGAAATAGGCTCATCTGCACCGCGAAGGTTGTAGTCATTTAAGAACTCAACAGCATACACACCTTCATCCGAAAGGAAAAACATAGCATTGCCTTTCATAACAACGCTTTTCTTAGCTAAGCACCCAACTTCGTTAGTCAGCGCAGTCACACGGGTGTCATTTAAGCTCCCAGTAGTGCCGCTGATAAGGTGCAAGCTATTGCGATTAAGGACAACTAACTTGTCGTCGTAAAATCCCTGCATTGCCACAAGGTAATCTGCCGTGCCGCCAGTAATTCGGAACTGATTGGCAATCTGGTCAAACGTGTGGCTATCTAAAATGTCCGATACAGCAATCTCGTCGGTGATATTTCTATCTGTGTAAACAGGTGCATTATACGTTCCGCTTGGAGCATAGTAAAATGGCACCCATAATCTACGTTGGAAGTAAACACCCCATGGTGGAGCAGGTTGATGGATGAATCCTAGACCTTCGCTGAAGCGTCCACCGAACTCAACTTGCAATCCACCACCAAGGGTAGTTAAATTACCCACAGGGGCGATAAAGGAGATATTGGTAGTGGTAGCACTAAGCACCTCGAAAGACTTGCCAGAAATAGCACTGAACTCAGGGACGGTAGTCTCGTAGATAACAATGGTGTCTCCAGCTACAATCGTTGTATTCCCTGTAACTGTGAGGCTTACTACGCCACCAGATACTGACCCATTATTTCCAACAGTAGTAAATACCTGTGGTTGCGTGTATGTTCCTCCAGGAACAAGCGTGAACCCAGATTTCAACACAGCATCCGTAACCCCAAATGTTTCAGTTTGAGATGATGTGAATATGTAGGTAAACGTATCCTTGCTGGTAACAGAATCAACTGTAAATGTTCCATTCGCTGGAATATCAGGAGATACAGCTGTAAGCCCACTGACGACAATAGTGTCTCCAGCAGTTAACCCATGATCTCTTACACGCATGGTAACGTCGGTAGTTCCTGCCTGACTTGCACTCTCAATCTGACGACCATTAGGGAACCACTCAAATCCTTGGAATCCACCACGGAACAGATACACACGATCAAACGCTTGTATCATCTCTGTGTCTCCCGTTAAGGACTGACCTTCTGGATATTCAATATCCTGTGTAGTATAGCCATCCAGATCCACCAAGATTGCCTTCGTGTCCAACGCCAGCACAATGCTCTCTGCATTCCCTGTGTTTGGATCACTGAACAAGCAAGACGCTCTGACGTTAACGTTGGCAGCATCGTTGATAGGTGTTCCTGATAAGGTTCCAGTTGTTGTGGTAATAGTAGTCAACCCAGGCACTGAATACGTCAACGTGTTTACGCTAGCAACGGTGAGTGCAAAGTCACCAACCATAGAGACATTACCAACAAGTCCAGCTACGCGAGCTAGTGCTGTTTCACCTAAAGCAAACCCGTGACCTGTAATCGTAATCGTAACCACGCCAGCAGTAACACTCGCAGCAGTAATGCTTTTAGCTGAATCAATCAGAAAAAACGGAATCGTAAGTGGACTACCACCGCTTGTCAGAGAGCTTGTCCTAGCGACAACTCCCTTGCGAGGCTTCCAATATCCTTCCATCCTGCCGTTCAACGACTCACGCACCTCACCAACTTCTAGCTGGTTCAACTGCAATCGCTGATTCACACTCAGAAACCCACCATCCCCATCTGAGGATTGGGCTTCGTCCATCGCACTGCCACTCTGTGCAAACTGACTCATTATGCGTAGTAAGCAATAACGGCTCCGCTAGTTAAGTTAATCGAACTAAATCTTCCACCAATGCCAATTCCAGCAGGAACTGTCACTCCAGAAATATTGGAAAGATCATCAATGTTGCTACTGGTGATATCGTTAAACACTGCGTCTGTAATGACTTGAATCCAACGCCAATTACCATCAATCTGGCCTGTTGTTTCGTCAATGTATAAACCTCCACCTTGGCCTTGCATGTTATAATCTGCTGGATTCCCCATAATTTTGTTGACTAAATGTTGATTTGAACTATAATAAACCCGATCCAACGAATGAGTCGAAGGATCGGAAACCTCAAACATGTATCAGCATGCAGGAAGCAAGTCAATTAGTATTTGAATTTAAGAAAAATGTCAACCTTTTTTTGGTGAGGCATAAAAGATGGGACACACGAGCCGATGGTAAAGTTTTTTGGCAGTATTCTCACGGCAAAGAACGGTGGATTACTTTAGACTCAGCAATTAGACAAAATGAGTCAATAAAAAAAGCTGCCAGCAAGCAAAGATTAAAAAACCCAGAAAAATGTTTATTGGCAAATAAACAATGGCGAGATAAGAATAAAGATAAGCACTGCGAAAACGCTAGGAATTATTATCAAAAAAATAAAACACATGCCAATGAGGTTAAGCGCAAAAGACGAATGTATAGACGCTACTCAGATCCATTGTATGCGTTTAACCAAGCAGTAAGATCTTTAATCTCACGAGCATTCAAAAATAAGAATTACAAAAAAACCTCACAAGCACGTGTTATTATCGGCTGTGACTGGGATGAACTAGCTAAGCATATTGAATCCAAATTCTCCGATGGCATGAACTGGGCTAATCGTGGGCAATGGCACATAGATCATATTATCCCATTATCTTCAGCGCAAACCGCCGATGATGTTTTTCGGCTAAATCATTACACTAATCTCCAGCCCTTGTGGGCATTAGATAATTTGCAAAAGGGAGCAAAATACTAGCAGTGCCTCAACTGATTTATACGCCTTGTAAATCGTAGCTAATAGGGCTGCTCATGCGCGTGTTTTATCATTTTGTGGGGATTTGTCAAGTAGCCATTTAGGCATTTTTTCGGAGGGTGAAGTTTCCCCTTTAGGCATTTTTTCGGAGGCTAGGGAACCAATAGCTATATCCGTAGCCACCGCCCCCGCGACCCCCTCCCCCCCCTGTTCATCCGCACACTACTCACCCGCACACCACACTGTTCATCCGAACACTACTCACCTGAACAGCACTCATGTGCACACCACTCATGCGAACACCAAACAAATCAAACGTTCGCTTGAATCATCCGCTTGCATCGCCTCGCATGCGGCATCGAGATAGCACTCGCTCACACGTCCACACCGACACCGCTCACTCATCCAACGCTTGTTTGAATCACTCGCTTGATCGTCTGGCATCGCATCAAATCTAACGGAAAAATTATTTGCTTGACATGTTTCAGGAATTGCGAGTAAACTTGATACAGGAAACAACGGTTGATAATGCTTGGGTTGATAACGTCTCATGCTTGGTGATTGAGCCCGATTATTGGTGATATTCTTTCAAGAGAGCGAATA